TAAGTATGGATCTGTCCGCGGCTATCGCTGTAGAATTATGCGGGTATCACAGTTCAGTAGATACATGTAGTCCGCTAAAGTTTGTACATATGAAAGCAGGAGTGCAAGGTTGGCATCCAGTACCAGCAAACTGGCGTAACACGATTCCATATTCTTATACAAAAGCCGGAGATTTAACGGTAGGCAATATACGTCAGCATCATTTATTTCATTATGTAGAAGATGATTTTATAGACATTGATATAATTAAAAAATTAAAGAAGCTATCAAATGGATGAAGAAGAATTCTTAACAGCTGAACAACTTCAAGCACTATTAGATGTAAAATATGTGTTTGCTTATTTTGTGTATTTTGAAAAAGATACAGGAAATATCTTGGCGCTGTCTAACGAAAAGCTAGATTATGAAAATTTTGTGGAAGTGGAGTTTGAAGAAATTGAAAAGTTTTTTAACAATACTGAAAACTTTATTAATTTTAAAGTGGCATTTGATAATGATGGATCGGTAAAATTTGTAAATAAAAATCAAGGAGACTTAATTTTTAAAACCAACATAATTGAAAGTATAAGATTAAGCGACAAGGAAAATATACTTACAGTTGAGTGGTCTAAGGAAGGCTGGAAATTTATAATGAATGAAATATTTTTACAGCATCCTCGAGCAAAGAGCCTAAATGCAAGACTACATTTTTATATAACAAATGATAGTAACATAAATTTATTAATACGACAACTAGAAGTACAACTGCGTAATTTAATAGGTAACGGATATATATTGATACCTTTTATAAACGAAAAAGAAAAAGATATTGAAAACATATCAATGTTTACATTACCATTTTTTGAAAGTTACGGAATGAGAATTAATTATGATTAAAATAATAGATCAAGATATCATCTTTCTCAGCTACGATGAACCAAACGCTGAAAAAAACTATGCAGATTTGCTAACAAAAGCACCCTGGGCAAAACGTGTACATGGTGTAAAGGGCAGTGATGCCGCACACAAAGCCTGCGCGGCCCTAAGTGAAACCGAATACTTTATTACAGTAGATGCTGATAATATTGTTGATCCAAAATTTCTTGAAGTTGAAGTTGATATAGAAGCGTTGGGCTTAACTCCGGATCATGTGTTTAGTTGGTGCGGGCGAGTCCATGTTAACGGACTAGAGTACGGTAACGGCGGCCTAAAAATGTGGACACGTAAATTTGTTAACAATATGCGTACACATGAAAACAGTGATCCAGACGATACTAAAGGTCTAGTTGAGTTTTGTTTTGATGACAAGTACTATCAATTTAACGAAAACTACAGCGAAAGTTTTACCAATGCAAGCCCATTCCAAGCATGGCGAGCAGGATTTCGCGAAGGTGTAAAGATGAGCTTAGACCAAGGCGCAAAAGTAAAAGATTTGCGAAGCATCTGGTGGCAAAATTATCAACGTTTATTAATTTGGTGCAACATTGGCGAAGACGTAAAAAATGGAGAATGGAGTATATATGGTGCTAGGGAAGGTGCATACTTGACTAATTGTACTGATTGGGATTATGCCAATGTACGTGATTTTGATTGGCTTACAAATGAATGGGAAACCAAATATAGTAAAATTACTGATAAAATGTTACCCTATGAAATCATGGGTCTAGGTGATACACTTAAACATGAATGTAAACTGGAAGTAGGTAGTATGGATGCTACCGCTAGTGAATTTTTTAAACGAGTATATGTCAATACTCCTAGAATTATAAAAAACCGTCAATAATGTACGATATTGTCTTTATCAGCTATAACGAGCTTAACGCAGAAGAAAACTACAATAGACTGTCATCTAGGTTTTCAGCACCTATTTTGAAGAGAATAACCGGCGTTGCGGGCATACATAACGCACATATTGTGGCGGCCAAAAAAGCTATGACAAAAATGTTTTGGGTGGTTGACGGAGATGCGGAAGTATTAGAATCGTTTGATTTTAGCTATCAAGTGCCTAACAATGAATTGGATTATGTACACGTTTGGCGCAGTCAAAACCCAGTTAACGGACTGGTATACGGCAACGGCGGAGTTAAATTGTTGCCACGAAAACTAACAATGAATATGGATACTAGTCGTATAGATATGACAACTAGCATTAGCACATTGTTTAAGTCCATGCCTGAAATAGCCAACATTACAGCATTTAACACGGATCCGTTCAGCACATGGCGTAGTGCCTTTAGAGAATGTACCAAACTGGCCAGTAGCAGTATTGAGCGTCAGAATGATAGTGAAACACAGCAACGACTAGATACGTGGTGTGTGCTTAACGATGCCGTGCCTTATGGGTTTTATGCCCATTTGGGCGCACTCGCCGGTAGAGCTTACGGCCAAAAAAATGCCTCCAACAAGGAGGCATTATCTAAGATAAATGACTTTACTTGGCTAGAAGTTCTGTGGCTAGCGGAAAAATCTCAGCTATCACTTTAGCGCAAGCAATGGCAACTTCTTGGTGCTCTTTCTGTGTGCCATTAGCACTACGCAATTCAATAAAGTGAATCCAGCTACGTAGTGTACCATTCATATATAAACGACTTTCGGTAAGTCCTTCTGGTAGTACAGCTCGGGCTTGTTCTTTAGCAATGCCTTTTTCAATAGCCCATGTATAAGCATTTTGGGCTGTTTCAATAACTTTATTTTGCATCTGTTCCCACTGATAAGCAAGGAACCGATCAGCATCATCATTTTGAATGTCTAATTCAATTGAGTTTTGTCTGTTCTTTGTATCTTGCTTTCGTGCATCTCTACGTACAAACGACAAGTCTTTAGTAGGGTCAGCATATCGCTGACTGAACTCTTGGAAACTAAAACTTCTGTGTCTAAGGATTTGTCGGGCAATGTCTCTGGTTGTAGTGATTTCAATACAGGCGGAGACCATTTCGAGTGGGCTCCAGTGTTGGTGTTTGACCAAATATCGGATGAGTTTTTCGGATGTGTCTGTGTTGAGCTGATTGGAGGGATTGCTGACACGGGCGCAATACGCAATAAGTTCCTGTGCGTCTTGTAGACCCATGTCTGCAAATTCTTCTGTTGGCTGGCTGTAACTAAGTAGTCGAACATTCATTTATAACTTCTTTTTCTTAAAAAATTGTTGTGTGCCTTTTTCAATATCTTTTTTAACCCTAGGTGTATCTAGTTTAAAATCGACATTCTCTATATTTTCTTCGTAGTTCTTTACCAGTTCTTGAAGCTGTTTTTCAAAGACACTCCATCCTTCCTTTCGGGCTTCTACTGATATTTTTACTTCCCAAGTTTTGCCATCTTTGAAATTAATCAATACTGCATGTAAATATTTTATTGGTAGTACATTTAATTGTACTTCAGAAAATATTTCAGGCCAGTGTGCTACGACATCGCTGGGAAGGTTTTTCCCAGGCCGTGTCACTTTGCTTTCTTAGTCGGTACTAACTCTTCTGCTTTGCGGCGCATTTCAGCGGCTTGTTTAGCCAACTTATCTGCTTCACTGCGGAATCGTTTTGCCTGAGCTTCTGGAGTCATATCTGTAGGGTCAGATGGCATTTCATTTACACTGCCAACTTCTTGTACTTCAACTGTTCCAGTATTTTTTGGCTTTTGCGGTTCTGCAATAGTTGATTTGATCGACAAAGAGTCAACTGCAACACCTTGCTGTTCTGCAATAATCTGATTCAATTCGCTTAATGGAATACGTACTGTATTATTAGGAATCATATCAACTTGATCAGTTGATACTTTAACTAACATACCTTTTGTATGCATTGAGGCAAGCATAATACTTCCATCTGGAAAATTGCTACGGGCCATAACTTCGCCAAACTCATTAGCATTTTGCCCACCGGTGCTTTCAACTAAGTTGATTAAAGCATCGTGATATGCATCAGGCAAGTTTTCTGTTGGGGCGATTAAGCAATTATATGCATCACCAGGAAGTGTACGAAATACTACAATACACTTTTTACTGTTGGACCTAATTCTACCTACGTGTTTGATTTCTGACATGTTTTTATCCTTGTGCTGTTCCAGCCTGAGCAACTTTTTGGGCTTCTGCCTGTTTAGCTACTTGGTCTAGAAAAGCTGTTAGTTTATTATAGGTTTGACCAACCATCTGCATTTCAGCTGGTTTAAAAGCACCTCGTGTACTGGCCACGTCAATAATAGCTTTCATTGCACTTAGATCTTGAATATTCAAATCAGTACCAGGATCTTTGCCCTCAGTTTGAGGTTGTTCTTCTACTTGCGGTTGTTCTACTTTATCAGTCATAATATCTCCTTATTGAAAAAGCACAATATAATTTATCTATATAAAATTCAGGTATGCGCAATCTTGAAAAAACTAAGTTCCTTCTCGACTTCAAATCCTATACGTGTAATATAGACAATTGTGTTAGTGTGATCTAGTGTTAGATCTTGTCCTATGTAATATCGCCCGTTAAGATTTTGGCGTATCCAGCTATCTACTTCTTTAGTAAGATTGGGTGCAAACTTATCTAATGTAGTATAGTTAAAATGAGGGCAGGCAAACTCAACCCTACGTAATCCAAAATAATTTAACGGGTTAGGTTTACCAGCTTTTAACGTCATTCTTTAAATTCGTAGTAGGCATGTTCGCCCCAGGGAGGAACAATTTTGTCATTACCGTGAATAATGAATACTGTATCGCAGTAGTTTTCGTCACCCCATGATCCGTATGGATAGCCGTCTGTAAACATGATAAACTTCTTAGGCTGAATATCATTTTCTTTCATGTATTCCCAATTAGCCATAAACTCAGTGCCACCACCACCCATTGGTTCATATTCGTCGAACTCATCTACGTTATAACTATTATAGTCTGCTTCGTTATAAACACGAGTATCAAAACACCAAACTTTGATTGTAAAGTCTTGATACTCTTGCATGATACCTTTGATCTCTGTCAAAAAGTCTTTGGCTTGTTCGTCACCAATTGAACCAGACATGTCAATGCCTACGCAAATATCAATTGTTTCTTTAAAGTTAGTACCTGGAAGAATAGCACCCATGTGCCAACCTTTACGGTTAGGACGCATAAAACTAAAGTCGTCTTTGATGACACTTTGAATTTGCTGACGGATAATTTCACGCCAGTTCATCTTAGGTTCCGTAAGTTCTTTGATCATACGTTGTACACTAGCAGGTGTATTGCCCGCACCCGCGGCTTGCGCGGCCCCCATGGTTGCTTCACGCATCTCGTCACGAATTTTTTTCAATTCGTCTTTGCTGTAACTAGGGCGATTTCCGTTTGAATCTTTTTCACCCCAATCGATGTGATCGTCTAGCAATTGACCAAGAGCATTTAATTCTTCTTCGTCCATCTCGTCAAAAATCTTATCGTAGATTTCTTCTGCACCCATACCGTAATATTTTTGATCATGGAAGATTTTAATACCTTCAATTTCGTGATCACCAATTCGGTCACGAACAATTTGTCCGTTTACACAATAGTCAGCCGCAATGTTAAAAATACGGTGATTACGACCTTCGTTACGTCCCATATGGTCAAAAACATTATGCAAGATTTCATGTGCAATAACGAACTCAATTTGTTTAATGCTAAGTGGTTCAAAAAACTTGCGGTTAAAATAGATAGCTCGACCGTCAGTGGCCGCAGTATTACACCATTCTTCTGCTTCTTTAATTTGCAAGCGAGTTGCCATATTACCAAAGAAAGGATGGCGAAGTAGTAAGCCCACACGGGCTACGATAATTTTGTCGATAATTGGATCTACGTGTGACATGAATGCTCCTTTACTGTATGTATATATTATAACACCTCCCAAAGGAGGTGTCAAATGGTACTAAACCGTATTATTTACGACGATCTTCTTTGTCAGTAGCCTGTGCAATATACTTGCCGTATTTTGCGTGGAAAGCATCAAAACATTTAATTTCGTCTGGATCTAATGGCAATTTGTAAGTGCTCAATGCAATCTTAGTACCCATGATAACCAATTCTGTTTCAAAGTTATTCATCATAAATTCGAAGAAGTTATTAGTTTGGTCATTCCAGTTTTTAGCATTCTTTTCGTTTGCATCTTTCAACTCGTAGCACAAGGATACAGTCAAAGAGTACATGGCAGAAATTTCTTTACTATCCATTTTCTTAACTTTGCCTGACAAGATATCTGTTGGGTTAGGCATTTTGCTAGAGTGTTTACGGTGCGCCATAAACTTAAGAGCAAGTCCTTCGCCAACCGAACCTGACACCAAATCAGTCAGTGTATCATTGTCAGTGTCGTCATCGTGCAACAATTCAGAAACAAAAGACCAGCTACGTGGAGTAGCAAACGAGCGTGAGCTAGACTTAGGATCAAAATCGTATAAGTCTTTCTTGCTAAAGGTCAAAAAGCCTACAACATCAGTGTGAATCTTATTGTCCACAGCCCAATCAAAGTAGTCGTCCCAATCAACTGTCATTTCCAAGTGAACAAAGCGATTAGCCAACGGCGCTGGCATACGGAATGTAACACCTTTGTCAGTTTCACGATTACCAGCCGCTACCATAACAACATTGTCTGGCAAAGTGTAAGTACCCACCCGGCGATTCAAAATCAACTGATAGGCCGCGGCTTGCACACTAGGTGCCGCAGAATTCATTTCGTCCATGAACAGGATAATAGTTTTGTGCTGTTTTGCCATTTCAGCATCGGGCAATTCGCTAGGAGGAGCCCAAACCATTTTGCTAGTGTTTGAGTCAAAGTAAGGAATACCTTTAATGTCAGTAGGTTCCCAAAGCGACAAACGAACGTCGATAACGTGAGCATCGAGCTCATCGCCGAGTTGTTTAATAATGTCGGATTTACCAATTCCGGGAGGACCCCACAGGAAGATTGGACGTTTGTTTTTGAACGCTTTACGCAATGATTTTTTTGCGCCTTTTGGTCCAACTGTGCGGCTGTTAATTTCTGCCATGTTACATTCCTTTAGTTTACGGGTTTAAATTGCTAGGTAATCTTTTACGCTATGTAAGTATTATAGCACCGTTCTACAGTCACGTCAAGCAGAATCTTCTGTACTTTGCCTATTTTTCATGGCTTTAATTAGCCCAAATTTACGTATGTCGTCCGAAAACATATAAAGCTCAAAACTTTTACGTTCGGAAAATACAGTAATACTTTGGTTTGTTAGGAAATACGGACAATCGATATACCTATCCAAAAAGATAATTGTTTGCGGGCTTAGTTCAATTAATTCGGTAAATGGAACTTCATAGCAGGCCATGTCCAATTCTTTTACCAAAAAATCTAAACCATCTTCAGTAAGTCTAAGTCCACCACCAACTTTGGTTCTGTTGTTTACAAACCACTTACGTTGAAACAATTGAACATTAGCTTCGTCGCTACTCTTGTCCCATTGCTTTAAAAATATTCTGGTGTATGTATTGTTTGATATCATTTAACTAAGGTACCGGTTGTGAGTTTATATACCTCAAAATCCGTAGTACCAAAAGTTAAGTTTAATTTTTTTGCTAGATTGTGTGCATGACCGGGATTTGAGAAACTTGTCTTTTTGTACTTAGGGCCAGGATAGCTTGTGACGCTACTAAAGGATTTAAGATTAAAAGGCTCGGCTTTATAGAAGACAGCCCAGATGGCTTCAGACTCTAAAACTTGTTCAGCTTTATAGGTTTTTTTACTAATATACTCTAATAATACTTTTGGTTTAGGTCGACTCATAATATACGTCTCGATATGTACGTATATATTTATCTATTTTTCCTCGCCAAACCCACCACCGTCAAGTTGTATACTGACCACTTCGTTAGCACTAGCTTGTTTCAAACTATGAAATAGACTTTCATAATCTTGCGACAGCTTGGCTAACACCTCAGTAAGGGCTATATTAAGTAATCTAGCCTGCTGAATTGTCATCTTTAGTTCTTTTTGTTGCGTCAATTCAGCAGACTTCAACAGTTGAGTAAATTGTAACAGTGCGGCAGTATTAATTGGATTTTGCATTTGACAACACCGCTTTCATTTCAAACTCACTCATAAACGGACCTTTACTAGGATAGCGTTCGATTGTAATCAGTTTAGGACAAAAACTACGCACCCAACCTTTTTCAAATTTAATTGTATAGTATCCAGCACAATATAAACTCTTACTAGCATTTGATTTAGTAAACAACGGTAGCTTACGTTTTACATCATACATACTATTATACGGTTTACACATTGCTGGAAAACCATGCACTTCATGTGTTTCAGGTTCTGCGGAAGTTACTTTGACTTTGGCATTCTTCAGAAAGAATTCTTTACCAAATTGTTTTTGTAAATCTTCTTTTTTATTAAACATTACTTCACCGTTGGTACTTGATAGTACAAACTTGTTGTTTTCTTTTTTATGTAGTGTGGCAATTTTAGTGCCGTCTTTTTCGACAATCCAAAATTTGCCATCTACGATGGGCTTGGCGTGTATCTCTGTCATTATTCTTCCTCTGGTTTTGGAAATTCTGGGCTAAACGGCCAAGCTGTTTTTGGATTTGGTCGAGTTCTTAGTTTAACATTTTCTTCAATAACTGTGCCGTCATCTTCAACTAGACTAACTTGGTATGGAGCATCGATGGTCAAGTAATCATCTTCAACTTGCCAATCATGCTCACCGTCAAACAACCAAGCCGCACCGCCTTCGTGATAAGATGTTTCAAACGCTTCTTTTTGTTCGTCAGTAAAGTCATCGCTGTATGTAAAGTAGCAGGCAACGCCATCTTCAAGTTCCGAGCCCCAGCCGCAGTCTGTACGAGCATAGGCTTGCTTTGCACCTTCAAATGGAAGATTTCCATCCATGTCTGCTTCAACAAACCCTTGACCCCAGCGATAATGATCTTCGATATTGACCCAACTAGTAGTATTATCGGCATTATCTCGGAATAATTCTATATGCCAGCAGATGCTTTTCTTTTCAAGAGGTTTAATTAGATATACACGTGACATATTAGTCCTTTTTATCACCAAATAACTGTAACAAACTTAGGAAGATATTTATAAAGTCCAAGTACAGAGTCAGCGCACCCAACACTTCTGCGGCCGGGCTGGAATCTGTGCTCACCATCTCACGGATCTGTTGTGTGTCGTAAGCAGTTAACCCCATGAAGATCACAATGGCCAGGGCTGAGATAACCATTTGCATTACTGAACTACCAATAAAGATATTGATAATGCTGGCAATGATGATGGCAATTAGACCAACAAACATGAACTTGCCTAGGCTATCCAAATTCTTTTTGGTAAAGTATCCATAAAAGCTCATAGTACCAAACAACACACTGGCGCCCATAAACGCACTAAAGATACTGCTCATGGTGTACACAGCAAAGATCACAGCAAAGCTCAAGCCCATGATAGCCGCAAAGCCTGCTAACAATAAGACAGCAGTTTCTTTTGGCGGATCGTTAGCGAGTGCGTAACCGATACCAAATACAGCAACTAGCGGTGCAAACATTACCACCCAGTGCATTGCACCTGTAAAGAAAAACTTTACCAATTCTGGATTAGTTCCAACAAAGAAACTAACCACCATACTGACTAGTGTAGCAAGACCCATGTAGCCATAAACACGACCCATTGCTTGATTGATTTCGCCTGCACTTCGATAACCAACAATTCCGTTATCTGTATAATTTGTACCAAACATTTTTATCTCCTTATTGATCTAGGGGTAATGTATTCCACTCTTTAACTAGAGCAAGTACTTCTTCTTCAGAATTACAAAGAGTCTTGGTGTTTTTCCAATCTTCTTTTTTATCACGCCCCCCAATTTCGACCATCCAACCGTTGTCGTAACGATTGATACTAATATTTTCATTTACTTTTGCTAATTTAGATAGTTGTGACATTTAGTTCTCCTTGATATCTAGCTTGGAACGGTTCAGCATACGACTGTATGTTGTCTGCGATTTTCTTCATGTCCCATGCGTTGCAGAATTTGAGCATACGAATACCTACCTGATCTACAGTTTTAGGTACGGCATTTGTTTCAATTGTTTCTCGAATACATTTTTTAATATCTTCTGGTTGTGCAGTCAAGTCGCACAAGTGTACATTACGTAGGTAATCTTCTAAAACTCTGTGTTCGACTCCATTATGGTCAACCCAACGTTGCAACATGAGATTGTTCCAAGAATATCCTTTGGCATTACGGTCTTCGAATGCTTCAGTAAGACCAACTTTGTTTTTACTACCTTTGGTACGCACCCCAGGATATGCCGAGAACACATTATCGCTAGTATCGCCACGCATACATTTTTCGAATAGCATCCATTCTGGATCTTGTGCGGCTTTAGGCTCGCCTGTCTTTTTGTCTTTAACAGGTTTGCCTTTGGCATCAAATGTGCCTTCGTGAGTAATATGTAGATCTCCTACACCGTTATACTGACTTACGTTGTGTTTAATTAATTGTGCAAAATCGCCGTCTGTGCTAATAATAACATGTTTTGCATCTGGATGTGCTTGTGTCCATCCTGCAATCAAATCATCTGCTTCTAAACGAGGATGTTGCAGTATAGTAGCATTAGTCTTTTCTGTAACAAACTTTTTAAATTCGTCAAACGCTTCCCAGAACAATTTATCTTCTTCTTGTTCCCGCTCAGTAAGTGCGGCACGGGCTTCGGATCGATTAGCTTTATACGGAGTATAAAAATCTTTACGCCAGCTACGACCTTCGAGACAGAACACTACATGGCTACCACCAAAGTCGTTCCATGCTTTCTTGATACTGTTAAGTGTAATATGAAAGGCCATGCCAAGTTTAATATCAGCACTACCTTGCACCACGTGTCTAGCACGAAAAAACGTGTTAGCAGTATCAACTATAATATGTGTCATCCAATTTCCGATCTTGTTGCGTCTAATTTCTGAACATTAATAAATCCTTGACTACGATTCATTTCTAAACCTTCATCGCTTAACATATTACGTGCTAGAGTTTTGAACCACAAATCAACTACTAGTTCATCTGTGTCACCTTCTAGACCATAACCTGCTTGTCTTAATTGTAACACAAAGTATTCATTCCAGTCAAGCTCAAAGAAACCATTTGCTGGATTATCTTTGTTTACGTGTGTTTCCAAAACTGCTACCCACGGTTCTTTTCTTTTGTTAGCACGTTCTTTTGGTGTCAGTTTAGCAGTTGCTTCTGCTTCTTGTGCTAGTGTTGCGGCCTCTGTGGCTTGTTTAGCTGTTTCGGCGGCGGCCTCTGCTACAGCTAACGATCGTTCTGCTTGCGCTTCAATCTTATCAATGCCAAAAATCTTTTTAATCCATTTATTCATTAAGTTCCCCACTCATTTTTAAATAGTGGCACTTGTAAACGGTCACTGTAACGTAAACCGTTCTTCATTGCCAATATTGCTACGTTTTTATTATTCATTGCGTAAACACTCTCAACACCACCAACTGGCATTAAGTATACATGTCCTTTGAATCCTGCGGAACGATAAGCCGCAATAGCACATTCAGCATCAGCAAAGTCCTGTTCTGTAGCAATAACAAATTTCAAATATGCTGTGCCTACTTTTTCATATTCACAAACTACTTCTGGAAGAATCGCTTCTTCCCATTTCTCACCACTACATGGAAGTTTGGCACTTACACTAAATGTAAGTTCTCTGCCCACAACACTATTCCATTTTCTCAAGTATTCTTTAAACTCTGGTGTAAGTTTCTGAGTACCATTTGTTTCAAAAGTAATCTCTTTCAAATCACGCATCTTAGGATTATTAATTAAGTCCGGATAAGCACGTTGCCAACCTAACAATGGCTCACCGCCTGTGATAACCAAATGTTCATCCTTCCAGTGATCTTGCGGAAGAATTTCCATAATGCGATCTGCAATTGCTTCGCTAGTCAGCATAGGCGACAAGTCTTTAAAGTCTGGATGCCAACTAGCATAACTATCACAACCTGTACTAACCAATGGCAAATCTTCATACTTTTGAAATGACTCGATCATTGTATGTGTAGCCGCAATGTCAGTAGCTTCGTGACTCATTTCGCCTCGCGGCATGCCAAAACCAGCACATTTAAAGTTACATCCAAATGTGCGTAGAAATACAGACGGGACACCCATGTAGCGTCCTTCTCCTTGTATGCTATAAAACAATTCAGCTATTTTGATCTTACTCATACACAATCCTGTTCATTTGCCATTTTCTTTATTGTAGCACGTTCTTCTTTGTTTTGTCTAGTATTACGAAAAGTTTCGAGATCATCAATGGCACTTTTCAAAGTCTCTGCATAATTGAGTGCTTGTTGCTTGGTTAAACATACTGTTGATTCAGTATCAATATAACCTTTGGTCAACAATGTCCAAATATGATACCATCGTGTTTTTGACCAGTAATTTGTTTTGCCTGTAGTGTATACAGTAACTACAATATCATGATCATCTGCTTCTACCCACATGTTATGATTGTGATTTTCATCACCGCAATTACAAGCAATTCGATAGACTCTACTGTCTCCCCAATCGTTTGTTTTCATTATGCCTTCTGCTGGAATCTGTGCGTTCATCGTAGGATCTCCAGTGTTGAAATCTTTGCAATCTTTTCGCCAAAATCTTCGTCTTTGCCAACGATATAAATTTGACGGTCAGTTCTATCAGAATTTGGATCATATCGGTGGAATTCCACAATCTTGCCACCTACTGCACTGTACACTTTGAATTGAAGTGTGGGTTCACTGTCAATACTAGCACGACCACTGATCGTGCTGATAGGGTTTTGGCCTCGGCCTATCTTAGTACTTGGGTAACAATCATCTTGCTGAACTCGCCCAGCATTATCCCAATCTTCCCGCACCCACTTAACTACCATTTGTTTAAACCAGTTCATAACTTCATAACCTTTTCTATTGCTAATTGTGCTTCTTTAAAATCACCATCTTCTAACATGCGTTCAACTAGTTGTTCATATGCTTCATGCTGGCTACGCAGGTATGGACGTTGCTGGTATGTTGAATACGGTTGTGTCCATTTGAATGTGTATAAGTGTCGGGGTTCCATTAATATTCTCCTTCAAACCATTCGTCTACCATATGTTCTGCTTCTGTTTGTGTAAGAGCAGGAACAAAAATTCTAGCAAGATGTCCTTTAGTATGTTGTATATTAAAACGAACAACACCAACGGGAATTTCGTTGAATTCACGTTCAACCACAAACTCTTTTAAATTTTTAGCACGATGTATCAAATGATCTGTTAAGTCTTTTGCAGTAGTCATATTATTCTCCTTGGAATTTATAAATGGGTAATGAATACATTGATTTATACATAGCCGCCCTTAATCGCATCTCTAGTCTTTTCTTATTCCGTACAATGACGGTACTGAGTAATTTAGGGTCAGCTAATTGCTCAATACGCAAATTATTTGGGCTTGCTTTTCCAGTATCTGTTGTGTATGATGATAAACTAGGATCAAATTCAGGAAGATCATTAACACGTTTAAATCCGCATATACTACAATCATAATTTTTATCTTTAAATATTACAAGTAGATAATAATGTTTAACTGATTTTGCTTTGGTATTCCAACCTTCGATGAAAGTTTGCCAAAGAAGAACAGAATCTTTTTTTGAAAAAGATGTATCAGTATCACCCTCATATGTTTGAAACATACTAGCCTCACCTGATTTAGCATACTCTTTTGATTTTTTTAAAAATCCGCCTTTGCCAACACCCTTAACATCTAATCCAGTATCAGCACCAATTTTAACATCAACAATAGAGTTACCTGCACCTGCCCATATAGATCCGGCAATACTATCGGCAACAGCATATTCCCAAGTTTCTTTACCCATACTTAAAGGTCGACCCATTGCAATATGTTTTCGCATAGGAGTCATAAATTCATCAACTTCTTTTTGAAAGTTTGGAATGAAATTATCACCAACCAACTGTTGGATCTCTGTTACAAGCATAGGTTCTAGCGTGTACATTATCGTGGACTAAACTCTTGTTGCATTTTGATATTGTCCATAAACTCTTTCTTTGTACCGTGGTCGTCTTTAAACGCACCTTTAAGTACTGTAGTTTGTGTTAGACTAGAGTGTGCCATAATGCCACGATTCTCACAACAACCATGTGTTGCTTGAATGTATACACCTAAGTCTTTGGCTCCTGTGGCTTTTTGGATTTCCTTAGCAATGTCATTACAAAGTTCCTCCTGGAGAGTACCTCTACGGGCACACCACTGAGCGATCCTTGTATACTTGCTAAGTCCGATGAGTTTCTCAGCCGCAATAATACCAATATAAGCAACGCCAGTAACGGGTTGGTGATGATGGCTACACATACTGCGAAGCTCGCTACGGACAACCAACATACCTTCGTAACGGTCCTCCGAATCATTGGGGAACGCTGTTGCGTCGGGTGCTGTTTCATATCTACCACTCATAATTTCATTGAAGTACATTTTAGCTAGGCGTCGAGCTGTGCCTTTACTGTTTGGATCATTTTCTCTATCAATTAACAGCGTGTCTAATACTTTTTCAAAAGCTACAGTAGCTTCGTTGATCAAGTGTTCTTTATCACTTTCATGCAGATACTCGCTGACATTGTCACCAGCCCAAAAGCGTTTGCCTTCACGCTTCATCTTAAAGCGGATGGCATCTGCTAGATTAGCTTCTTCGTAGCCTTTGTCGTCTATATTTTTATATGTTACGGATTCAGTCATTTATTACTCCTAAGTGTATAGTATATAGGTTTATTTAGGCCGTGTCAAAGTTTTTCTGCTCGTAATTTACGGCATCGTTCTTTGACTTCGATAGGATAATCTGGACTTATCTCAGAGATTGAGCAATCGTATCGAATCACATCGCCTTTCTTTGGCATGAACATGACAGCTATAGCAAACACAATAATAATTGCGCATACCCATAACAGCAATTCTATTAAACTACGTGTGTTGTCAAACCTTGACATAATGTTTGGACCTCATCTTTGGTCATGAAAAAATTATAAGTTTGATCCGAATGTACTTCGCCTTTGTCGTTCAAACTTTCTTGAATAAAATCCAAACTGTATAGACCTTTTGGAGCAAGTACTTCGTGTGTGCGTACACGCACACGGAAGCCGGCACTTTCTTTAACAACAAATTCTTTAACGTCTAAACTTTCGTGGTACATGTAATTCTCCTTAAAATACCATATCTGCCGCAATTATAAATCGATCCTGACTAGACTGCGGCGGGCAAGGTCTATGCCAAGTTTTTCCTGGGTAAATCAGCCATTTATACTGTTCAGGTTTAACTGTAAAGCGTTCTGGATTTTCCAAACCGTTTATAGCAAACTCCGTTCCACAAGTATCTATGTCTGTAATATCATCTGGAATATGCAAGTAGTATAAACCCGATAAGGTTCTTTCGCTACCATATTGGTGCGTGTGCCAAAGCGCATCTCTATTCTCGACAGTTTTGTTCGAAGTCATAAAACTCCAACTTTGTACTTGTTCTATCTTTACTTCTTGTTTCAAATACATGAAACAGCTGAATAAAAAACTCATTTTGAATTTCATCCAGTGTTCGCCGGATTGACCAAAAATATTTACATTAGTTTGATAACGTGGACTGTTGGTAAAATATTGTCCTGAATCTATAATAGCTCTAATATCAGCCATAGCTAAAATCTGATCTTCGTTTGTGATTAAATTACTAAAGTCAAAAGACTCAAATGTTTCCCATTGATTTTGAAATACTATCATAATCTCTCGCTTAGTAATATACGACACAAGTCGGCATCTTTTTTATTTTTGAAATCAAAAAACATAGCATCATGTCCAGGCTTTGAATCGTACCTATCACCGGGTAATCCAAATACTTCTAATACCATGGCACAGGTTTCATTCCACCAGAAACCATTCTGGTTATCCCATACAATAGTAACAGTATTTTCAGTAATCACTCGGCCCGTCCACTTGTACAGCTATCATTCCAAAGACCCTGTGCTTGCTTTTTGTATTCTTCAAGGTCCCAAACACGTCGAGCTTCTACCAGTTGTTCTTCATTAAGCCCATGCCAACCAATACATTTGCCTGTTGGGCTACGACCGCAACCGCACTTACCAAATTCTTTCGAATCCTCTTTAACTCTTACTTGCATGTCCTTGTCCTTTTTACCAAATATGTTTTCAAAATTATTAGCAAATTTATCTTGACTAACACTGAACGGTCTGGGCTTACTTCCTTTTCCACCGTCACCCATTATTAATCCCATTTAACTGTATTTGTAATCTTTTAAGTTCGTCTTCAAGGTATTCTTGATAATGTATCATAACGTCAAGTTTTTTATCGGCATTGCCCTGTTGTCTAAAAAGTTCAGTATCTAATTTTACTTGTTCAATCTTTTTCTCAAGATGATCTCTTTCTTCTTCTGGAGTCATATTAATCTCCTTTAGATTTCCTAAAGATACCGCTACCAAACGGCGCTGACAGCAAGAAAGCCGCAGTCCAAGTTTCCCATGTATACTGAATTGCCAATGTTGGAAATAGCGTGTTCAATGACCAAATCATCAAGATCGGGCCCAAAGCAACCGCTACTACTAAAATAGTAATGCCTAAAATAAGTTTTAATAAAATTTTCATAACCAAAATTCCTCCCAAGGATAAACTAACCAGCAGTCTTGTTCTGCTTTATTTACTGTCCATACATAGTAGTCTGGATCTTTAAACTGACTTGATTGATTGTGCGTTAAGACTGCAAAGCGAACATTGTCTCCCCAAATAGAATCCCATTTAGGATCATCTGGAAAACAGCCGCTTGGCCAATCATTCTTAATCCAATTAACAGTTGATCCTTGATCGTTAATATCATCAACTATTAAAATCTTCTTACCTTCAAACGCATCTTCGGCCATGCCTAAGTTACTAACGGTATCTCCACCATCACGTAGACTAATGTCTAAGCTGTTCATTTTAATGTCTGTATATTGACTGAGCAAATTAGCAGGAACAAGTCCGCCCCTAGTAATGCCTACAATGTAATCTGGCCGCCAGTAATGAACGTGCATTTGTCTAGCAATATCTAGACAAGCGCCTTCTACTTGTTGCCACGTATAATAAATTTTATTCATCTTCGCCTTTAATTGCTTCAAATGTTCTGTATTTTCCCAATGCATTGATATAGTCATCATATAACTTCTTCAATTTTGGATGCTTCTTTTCTAGTTTAACATCTCTTTCGGGAATCCGCAAGACTTTTTCAATTGTACTTAACCGTTCTTCTAAATCAACACCGTTGATAACCATTCTGCCTTTGATTTCTAGTTCTGGAGGATTAGTTTGACTAATCTTTATTACAGTGTCCAAGGGTGAGGAGGTAGTAGCCCAGTTAGTCGCACCAGTTCCAGTAGTTGTATAAATCTGTCCAGCTCCACCGGTACTAGTAGTATAAATGTGGCTACCACCATTTAGTGTAATATTACCAGCACCGCCTGTACCACCAAGACCGGCACCGGTATTTAAAGTAACAGTACCAGTATTACCCGTTGTGTTGCTTATCGTATAAGTATTTGTCATTATGTATCCATTTATCTTTAACGAGGAATCCCCATTCTCTCGTTTGTGGCCCGGGCATAAACAAGGTCCAAGGTGTAACACCTGGTTTTAATTCAATACGGTGATAACTATCGGCACTGCAAAATCTAAAATGTCCAGGCCCCCGCCATTTACGCACTTCGCAATTACCGCTAAGTACCCATTCGTAATAACCACCTGCTAGGATTAGTGTAAAGTACGGCCATGGATGATCGTGTACATCACCAGGGTCGCCTTTGTGAAACTTGTGTAAGAACACATTGAATGGAAAATTCTTTCGTTCTTTTAAGAACAAGTAATACCGTGTTAGCAACGGCTCGTTACACTGACGATCCATAATAATGCGTTTTCGATCCAAGCGTTCTAACAGTTTGAGTATCATTTTAATTTTTCTAATAAAGCATGTGCCGAGAAAAAGTTTTCAGTTAAATTATGTGTTTGTTTACGAATTTGTGGAATACGTGTAGTATAGTTATCCATGTGTTGCATGATTGCAAAACATAAATTGGGACGATGTGTTTCGTATGCTTCAAAACTTTCAGTCCATACGCTTGGATACTTAAACGTATCCGAATACATCTCAGTATAACTAAGTCTATCGGGCACCATAGGAATAGCATCTACCACAGCACCTTCGTAACAACTGATGCCAAGTGTTTCTTGTAAGTTAGCACTAAACACCATCTTGGCTTCACCTAACAAATTGTGATATTCGTTTTTTGTCAACTGCTGATCCTGACACACTACAAACTCATATTGTGGCAAGTGCGTGGCCAAGTCGCGGAATATCTCAACTTGTTTTTCTGGAGCGATCCTATGCGGGAATAAAATAAGATCACGTTTGGGCATGTTCTTATACATATCCAAAGTATGGTCCATATACTCCATGGGCCAACCACTGCGAACAATCTTTCCGTTTTCGTAACGTTCATTCCAGTCTTCATCATACCACGGATTTTCACTGGGTATTCCATTGTGTAACAATTCGTCAAAGAATAGTTTTACATGAAACTCAGTGGCAAAGTAATTGTGATCAAAAGCATGAAAGAAACTCAGTTCTGCACGTCTTACCCACTTGGCATTGCCAATTAGCCTGCCTAGAAAGTCTTGAGGATCATATGAACCAGCATGCCATAAGCCATGTATAGTTACCGGAATACCCAACAACTCACTCATGTACTTTAAGTTTATGACACCAGGATGCCAAGCATCAGTAAAAATAAAATGGTCTCCGGGATTAACAGCACCGGAGCAGAACAAACGACCCATTTGCTCAACTTGTCGAGCCTTGTATATATTGGTGCCACCAAAATTAAGAAAAGCACCAGGAGTAGTGGCTGTAGGAATATCCTCAGGGCCAGAGATAATTTGAACATTGTGTCCTGCCTTTTTAAGTAAAGCAGGTACATGAGCCTTCCATTGACCCGTGTACCTTGTCTCAACTGATTCTAAGTCAACTAAGAAGATTGTCATTTAGTTGTTAAAACGTGGCTTGTTAAACGTATTTTGTGGACGGGGATTTTTACCCAAGTACGGTTTACGTTCGCCTGTCCATGCCTTCTTTGGACGACGGCTGTTTTCAAAAGAACGCCATACATGACTTTCTCTATTGTACAAGTCTGCTTCGTTGTAGGGAAGCAACTCGATTCTACAAAAATCTAACAAAGATTCAAGATCACCGAAGATCTTAACAATGTCAGGGCGGGTTTCGAAATAATTAATTTCTTTGTAGTTTTTAGCCATAAAGCCTTCTTATTAGTATTTGATAAATGAACCATTTTCTCCGTCTTCGGAGATCTCAATCCAGATCTCACGACCTGGATACTTATTGGAAATAACGTCAAACAAATCGTCTGACATCATTTCGCAACTCTTGTAATCAAGGCTCAGAACGGAACCTTGACCATTATACAGCGATTCGAGCCATCGCTTGAATTGGATGAACTCGATGTCCCTGTCATTATGGAGCACATTGATCCACACCCTGAAATGAAAAATGTGGCGATGAGGATAACCCAAAAAAGATACGTCATATTCGTCTCCTGTAGCCAACGCTGGATCTGTCAGCGCCGCCGGGTATTTATGTATGCCTTCTTTGCGAAAGGTGACCCAAATCATTTTGTTGGGTCGAATGTCTTGTTTGATAATCATAGTGTTGTATCTTGCGTGTACTGATCCCAATGAGTATACTTGTCTTTACTCATTAAGCTCTGTAAGTGATGTGTCCACACACCTGGATTTGTAGCACCCCAAGTTCGGTCATCCAGTTTAAGTGTGGCATTATAGTTGAGTTGATTAATGTAAGGTAACTTAACACTAATCATGGGGACAAAGCGAGGATATTCGTTATAACAAGATTCCAATACACCTTCGATGTGTTCAACACCAAAGTCTAAAGTAACCCAGTAGTTTGCTTTAAGGCAACCAATAATAACTTCATCCCATGCTCGATATTCTTCGTGGCTAATTGCTGTAGGGTTAAAACTCTGGCTAGTACCAAAGTAGATATGGCGAATACGTTTGCTTTCGTCTAACAATGCTTGAGTGTTGTCAGCTTTACGCAAAATTTCTTCTAGCGGAGGAGTACCAACTACAAACAATGTAAACATACCATGACAAATAGTATGTTCAACTTCATAACCTGTAAAGTAAACGACGTCTTGTCGTTCTTCAGTGTTTAGTCCCATTTAATATAACCTCTGCTGTAACCGCTTGGACGATCCGTACCATCCGCAAACGCTTGTTCCCATTCAGTGTTACGATTATAACACTGTGTCCAAAAACTATCAACCTCTAGATAGCCGTTTTCAATCATCCAAACAGCATCTTTCATACATTGGTGAAAACCATTAGTACGTGGGCTTGGACGAACTGTAGTACAGGCTTTCCAAAGTTGAGTTTGTGATTCTTCACGACTAACTGCCTTGCCAACTCCGTCAATAATGAGAGCATTGTTATTTAGGTTAATGTCTGTGCCTAGTGAATATTTTCCGGATAAGTCAATTACTACATCATAACTTTCGCTAGTTCCTAATAGTAAACGATCTCCCCACAACTCTAAATTACTAGAACCTAGTACATCGATATTCATATCGGACTGATATGACAGTAATCTGTGAAATGCCACCCAGGCAAGAAACCCGCTACCAAGTATTATTATTTTACCAGAAGATCTTTCTTTAATTTGTTGCCAGGCTTGTTCAACAACATTGATACCGCAAGCAACTGGTTCGATGATATAACGTGGATTAGCTTCAGGCACCCATACATATTCATTTTTACGTACATTGTAAAAGTCTGCGTATGCCGGCTCACCTCGAGTGGCAACATAGTCGCCTTCTTTAATACCTGTAACTAATGAACCGACTCGTGTAACTTGACCTAATCCTTCGTGTCCTTGCATACTGAGTGGCAATGGTCCAAAGTCGCCAATCATCATATCAATGTCACTACGACATACACCAGTCATTACGGCTCTTACTTCAATTTGATCTGAAGCAGGTTCTGGTTTCGTGTATTCTACTTCTTCAAAGAAGCCTTGTCCTGTTGTTTGTAAACAGCGTGTCATAGTTTTTCTATTCTCTCATGTATCCAAGTGTCAACAGCATATTGCTGTAACCAAAAATCAGCATTGTCCATATTAGAGACAGCGTCCACAATCATATTATGGTATGCTTCTTCAGGACACCATCCTAATTCAAATCGTTCTATAGTATTATCTGGCATAACAAACGCAATGGAACTGTCTTCTTCGTCTTGACTACGCCAATTGGCCGCTAATCGCCATTTGTTACCAAAGTTGATTACACACATGTCGTCAACATTATAAGTGCCACTGGGATCGATAGTACCGTAATCAGTACTTTCAATATCTTTTAATCCCCAGCATTGCATAGCAGTCTGTCCGCTGACAGCATCATGTTTCCAATCGGGATTCATAGCAACATATAGACTTAGCAAGTGTGGCATCAAATCTCTACTGACTCCACCAAACGCTAATTTTTTAGTTGTAAACCAACTGCCTGGACTAGGAACACAATTCTTTCTAATCCAACGTATTTTTACAGTTTTAGCCTTGCTTGCCAGTTCTGCTAGCTCAGCTATGTTGTCACGCCACATGTTGTTTTTAACCATTATGAAACGTGTTTGTTTAAATGTAGTTACAAGTTTGGTCCAGGTATCGCTTGTAGCAACACCTGGTTTTTCGATAAACACAATTTTTGTGTGCGGAGCAACTCTAGCCGCAATTTCAAAGTGTGTAAAGTTGGGAGTACAAATGTGAGCAGTATCAAACAAGCCATATACCACCAAAGCTGAATCTACTGAATCAAAGTCCGCACCTTTGCTAGTGTCCTTGTCAACTGTAATGACTTCGTGGCCAAGTTTTGTCAGTACATCTTTGTACAAGTTACCAATACCCATGCCAATTACTAGACTACGCTTGCTCATTTTTCTTTTCCTCGTAGGATTTAAACATTCGAGTTACATCTTCCATGCGTTTAGCAAATATATCCGGAGCACCTTCTGCGGCCTGCTCCATATCCCATTCGCTGGGATAGTGACGCAAACATGCTCTTGCTTGATCTTTGATTGCTTTGGGAACTCGAGGAGTAGTTAAGATCTGTAATAAAAATCTTTGAGTCTGAACTACTGCTCGATATCTTTCATCAGGTAATGTCATGGACGCTGGCTTCCAAATCGTCTAGTTTATCAATTGCAGATTCGTCAAAATCCGCTTCGTCTTCTGATTGTACAGGATCTGCGCCTACTTCGTCAAACAAGTTGGCAAACATGGTACTAGCGTTAACAGTTTTCTTACCAATTGCGCCACGTGTGCCAGGAATAGCCATCCAAAATTTACTGTATGCTTCGATAATCTCTTCAGCAATAGCTCTATCGTCTGTACTAAAGATAGCATCAACTACGTCTTTGAAGTATGTACGATTGAATCTTTCATCTACTAGCATACTTGGGCACAAGCCAGCATCATATTGACGATTGGCTTCTTGTACACTGTTCAAATGCAACCAAACATTATGACCCATCATGATAGCATAGGTAAAACTATCCCAACTTGTCTTACCAACTTTACCAATTTTGTTAACGTCATTTGGACCGTAGATACAAATGTCTTTAACTTCCACGCCGTCCATTAATGGACTTGTAGTAAAACTACTAAAGTGTTTGTCTTGTACTACGACGTCTTGGAAGAGACGTGTGTCTTGACTGTACTTTTTGTCATCAAGGCTGGGCAACATTCTGTAGAGCCATTTTTCTCTGTCTGTGATTTCTGTTTGGACGTAGATTTGTCCATTTGCAGTTGCCAAAAACGGTGAGGCGCAATCAAAAGATATGGTAAAGTTTGCATTGTGATATTTCCTTATGGCTCGTTGTATGTCAGTTAAAAGTAATGCCC